TTTTCTGTTGTACATTGATAAACTTTGTGTATCTTTACAGTGTTGAAAATGATGTATAACTAAAAACAATAAGAGATATGAAAGCACAAATTGAAAACACCGAGAAATTTTACGTTGTAAGAGATAAAGATGGTAGATTATTCAAGTACGCTTATTGGCTGGTATGCTGGCGACTGATAGACCTCATAGACATATACACGCAATGCCTTTTGACGGTAATTTTTATGTTACAGGATCCGATTATCAACCCAAGAAAGGGGAAGAAATCGATTCAAGCCTTTATCCTGAAGTTACATACGAAAATTCACCGGTCCTTATTGAAGAATAAGGACCAAAATAAAAAGAACCATGAATATACATGATATTTATAGCGGGACGGTTATGGGATCATTTCCTGATGATCTCAGAAGCGGTCGTGAAAAGAGAAGGGAAAGACGGAAGAAGGAAAGACAAGAGAAATGGAGAAAGATTCAAGAATACGAGCAAAGCTATTTTGGCAGTTCAAATAAATCAAGAAGATCAGCAATATTAAAAAATAAATAATCATGGAAATAAAAGACATTAATTTAGAAGATTACGAAATTTCAGAACAATCGGATGAAGAAATTATCATTCTGAGAAAGAAGAAACCAACCCCTAAATGGGAGGATTTAAAAAGAATTAGCGGTTGTTATATAGCAGATAACTGTATTATTAGACCAGCTACCGATGTTACAACCAATGGAGAAAATAAGAACGTATTTCTTACCGAAAAACATGCTAAATCAGCTCTAGCAATGGCACAGATTAGCCAGTTAATACCTTTTTATGGAGGTGAAATAACCGATGAGGAATGGAAAGATAGTGATATGAAGAAATATGTTATAATGAGAGATAGTAGTGAGGTCAAATGTGTCGTGTGCTATCTGAACTATGACTTTTTAGCTTTTCACACAAAAGAACAAAGAGATGGGTTCTTGAAGAACAACGAACAACTAGTTAAAGACTATTTAATGATTGAATGACATGAGTAAAATTGTAGATTTAGAAGGTGCAAAGTTGTATAAAGTAACCACAACCGCCAAAAGAAAGAATGGATCCGTCATTTCTAGTATAGAAATTTATGTTTACACGCTTTCACCATACGATGCCATGAGTTGGACGAACATTAGTCTTGAGGGTGGGTGTTGTGAAATTAGTATCAAAGAAGTCGAGTGTTTCGTTGATTCGAAACTTTTTGCTAGGGAATTAATTGATCGGGAACAGAAAATTTAAAAAATAAGCTATGACAGTATACGATATAATAAAAGAATTAGGAATAACGGAAGGTTATAATTCTTTGTATGGAGATTGTAAAATTAATCTTGATAACGAAGCTATTTGGATTCGTAATGAGGGCGGTGCTTGGATGGTTTTGGATAAGGATGGAAAGTTTGATAAAAAGGTGAATGTGTAATATTCCCATCCAAGGATAACAGGGATTGGGAAAAAGAGTTAGAAGAAAAAGAAATCAATTGCTTCCCTTCAATATACCAGTTATGGTATCTGAAAACGGCGGAGATTGGTCTTTAAGATATTATAAAAAATGTAGACAATGTCATGTATCAAAAATAAATTCAAATGGGGTAAATTGGAAACATATAGTTCCAGCATCTAAGTTTGATTTTGAAGCAGATGATTTATCTATTAACATTAAAAATTCTATTTAGATATGGTATATGCAAGAATATTTTTCATTATTATTGGAATACTAACTCTTATTATTTTATATATAAAAGTATATAAAGAAGAAAAGTTTTGGGTTCTGTGTTTAATGACTGTAACAGGGCTACTCTATTTTAACTGTATTTGGATGGTTGATAGTAATAACAGAACCGAAAGAAAAGTCTTGTTTAGAATACCTAAGAGGTAATCTAGAAGTTAAATACGAGAAAGTTTATGTTGATTCAGTGCTTGTAAGAACAGATACTATTATTGAATTTAAAAATAGATAGAGATGAATGGATTACAAAGACTCATATCACCTTCCTTGTTAGCCGCGTTAGCATCACCAAATGATCACTATTCGTTATCAGATCTAAAATTGAGTGATGCCAATGTTAATTACAAAGGTAATCGAACAGGAGAGATAAGGGCTGGTAAAACTGCTAAAAGGCATAAGGGAGAAAGAAAATTAAGTAGGAAGCAAAGAAAGAAAAGGAAATGAAATATAAAACAATCGCTATGGAATGGATATATAAAAATATTGAAATAGGAATAAATTCTGAAGGTAGATTCTTTTTTAATGTGAGAGGAAAAGATTTTTCTACCACATCATTAGATGAAGCGAAAGAAATTATTAATGAGGCATTAGCTTCGTATTACACATTCACCCAAAAAGACATGGATAAGTTGTTATCCAAATTGGATAGTAGGGAAAAAGAATTAGTTAAATCATTATATCAAGAACTGGAAAATCATATAGGTAATGCTTATTGTGAGTTAGGGATATGTCAAGAAGAATGGAATTGGAAATGGGATTTTAATAAATAAAATTATGAGAGAATTCTTTAATCTTATCAGCGAGTACGCCACTAATCATTTTCTGCATAGCGATATTCATATATCATTGCCTGAAAGCGATATTTCAAAAGAATAGTGATTAATTAAAAATTTAAGAACATGAAACCATTTAATTTAGAAAAAGCAAAACAAGGTAAATCTGTGTGTAACGGATATGGGATGGATGTTCGAATCCTTTGTTACGACTTGAAAGATGATAAATACCCGATTGCCGGAGCGATCACTGATCCAGAAACTAACAGAGAAACGTTACAGAAATACACCCTCGATGGTTACGTTATCGGTGATGGAGCTAACAATAACGGTGATCTATTCATGAAGCCGGAGAAGAAAGAAGGATGGGTGAACATGTATAAAAATAACACACCACCGTATCGAAGTTTCGGAAAGGTCTTCGATACAGAAAAAGAAGCGAGAGAAAACAACATAGGTTCAGATAGTTACATTGATACCGTTTTCGTTAAATGGGAAGAGTAATATGGTTAAATTAATTATTTTCATTATCGCTATCATCGCCTTGATAGCGTTTTGCGTGACTCGGGCAACGAGTAACGGTAATATCGGGAAAGGACAGAAAGCGGCGATCTGGGTTGGTGTGGTGTTGCTCGTGGCGATACTGGCCGCCGCTATAATTCATTTCATTAAATAGAGAAGGTATGAAAGAGGAATTGAGAAAAATTATCGACGGGTTAAGTGACAGGGAAATTTGTGATATCGGTATTTTCCGAGGTATCGTGGATTGTAGCACCAAAACCGTTGCGGATATCAGGTGCGACCTCCATAACATGTTCGAAAACGTGGAAGAGTTTGAATCTTGGCTAAATGATAATGAGATTGATCCGAGTTGTTATTAAATTTAAAAGTTATGAAAAAGTATAAATACGTGGGAGAGTTTAAAGTCGAGGAAATGACTTACGGCGAGTATTGTAGGTTGCACTCGAAAGGTGAGGCACCGGACGAGGAAGTTGCCGGTAACCCTGTTTACCGAGTTGAATGGGCGGGAGGCGAGACGAACTGGTTCCTAGAGGATGAGTTCGAGATGATGTTCGATTGCGTTGACACGTGGAAGGATCGTTTGACGAACGAAAGAGATGAACTCGAAATGAAGGTGAGCAAATTAAGGGATTTCGTCAACTCCAAAACTTTCGATCATGTCAGCGATAAACAGAAGCACCTTTTACGTGAACAGTTCCATCACATGCAATGTTATCTTGACATTTTGAACGACCGGTTACAGGGCTGAGATAAATAAAATGAATCGATTTTTGTTAAAATGAGTACAAAAACGTATCTTCACACCCAGAACGCTAAAACAATTATATGGAAATCGATGAATTAAGAGAAAAAATACGTGATAACCTGCCTGATTACATAAAGGGGCAGAAAGATGAAATCCAGGAACATTACATCGAATACGAGCTCATAAAAAGGTACTGGGAAACCCTTCCTGAAAGGTATTTTCACTTCACCAACAAGCAGGGAAAGGAGTGCACGGTGGACACCACCGGCGTGAACGTGAGAATGGCAGTTAAGAAACAGGGTGGGACGGACGAGCAGGCGGATGAGGCGGTTGAACACAGAAACACCTACGCGATGCCGATCATACGGAAGCTATCCATTCATAAAAACCGGATAAAGGGACTTTTCGGGTCGAAGTACAGCGTGGCGATAATGGAGAACGCGGATGAGATCATCGACCTCTTCGCCCAGTTCTACACCACGCAGGATATAATCTCGGTTCTGAAGGTGAAGAAAGGCTACACGGTGTCCACTAGCTTGCTGAAGATCTTCTACCAAGATAACCGGGAAACGATAGAGAGAAGAAGGCTGAAGTTCATCGATTCCAAGAAGGATTTCTTCATCGCCACTGAAACGGGTAGGTTACAGGTTCTCAACGAGTTACTTCTGAATTGGAGGATGCGGTTCGATCGCGAGGGGAAGCTGGCGTACTCGGCCGAGATAAGAAAGGTTCTGGAACAGGCGAGAAAGGAATGTAAGGGAGAACAGCTCTTCCTTACCGTGGATGGTAAGATAGATATCAACGCCATGATACACGGACAGGATAACATCGCCGAAGCCCTTCAGAAACTTCCTATAAACATGATAGTTATAGGGTTGGTCGCGGCCAAAGCGGGGATAAATCCGGCTTCCATCATGGGCCAGCTCGCTTCCTCCTATTACAAGGATCATAACGGATACAACAAAAACTTCCTGGATGGTCAGAACATCCAGTTACCGGGTGATATAATCCGGAACATGTCCTGGGAGGAGCTGGGGGAGAAATCGAGGTTGAGGGTGAACGAAATTGAACCCATATCGGACGCTATCGTGGTAGAAGAGAAGGAGTTACCTAAAGTCGAGGAAGGTCGTGGTAAGTTATTGGAGATGCTGCGTCGAGGTATGTCATCGACCGATCTGGCGGAGGAGAAAAAGATAATCGAGGTGAACGAGATCACCAAGCGAAGGTACGCCAAGAGAGGGGATATGACGGAAGAGGAGAAGAAAGAAAGGTGGAGGGAGTACCGTCGCCAGCGTTACCACCTACAGAAGAAGAAAAAGGAGGGTGAAGGGAAGAAGGACGACGAGTCATAGATCTGTTATAACTAATTCACCCTTCTAATCAACATAAATTATCAGATAAAGAAAAAGAATCGGTTATAACAAGTTTAAACAAAAATAATTCGTATATTTACATATTGAAACGAAAAAGATCATGAAAAAGAAGATATTGATAAGAAAATCGGCGATATTCGGGGTGGAACTGAAATCTTCAATCCAAGCCAGAAAGTGGTGGCAAAAGAACGAACCTTGCAGGGTGCTCCTGTACGTTACCGGCTTGGATGAACCCGCTTCTTATTCCTTCACTAGCGATGAGAAAGGTGAGGCTTTCTACGAGGAGGTGAAGACTTGGTTAAACGATGACGCTTACCCGGAGATGGCCGATATAAGTGGGATAATATCCGATATAATGCGTTGATATATAAAGATATTGTGTTTACTTTTTAAATGTTGATTATTGTTTGAGTTAATCAGGGCGCCGGAATATCCGAGACGGAACGCGTCCTTTCAGTTTTCATTACTCATTTATTTATTTTTTAGTTAAACAATCGTCGGAGGAGGGTTATCGCTTTCCTCCGTTTTTATTTCAAGAAAATGATCGATTTCGTTGGATAATTCATAAACATAGTGTATCTTTATGGTGTTGAAAGTGATCGCTAATAAATAAAAACAGAAATATGAAAACGATAGTTAACGTGGTGATAATAATACTCATACTTCTATGGGTGGTGATGGTAACGATTTACGCCTGGGTGGTGGAATGCTTCAAGAAGAACCATCCCGCCTGCCCCAGATGCAAGAGCAGGAGAACGTACCGGATAAAGTGGATGGAAATGTTTCATTGCGAGGATTGTAACCTAAATTTTGACGGGGATGAGAAGCGTTAAGATCTGGACTGACGGTTCCGCCACCATAAAGGAAGATCGGAAAGGTGGCAGCGGGGTGTACATGAAATGGGATGACGGGTTGGAGGTCATGCTGTCGAAAGGTTGGAGATACACCAAGACGGGAAGGGCCGAAATCCACGCTTTCCTTCTAGCCTTGAAACATCTTGATAATGAACCTATCTTGGCCACCTTCTACATGGACTCGGAGTACGTGATGAAGAGCGTTATCGAGTACATGCCCGCTTGGTTGGAGAATAATTGGATGGGTTCTGCCGGACCGGTAAAGAACAAGGATCTATGGCTTCAGGTTCTCAACGAGCTGGATCGAACCCCTGAAGTTTTGAAGACCTACGTTCACGTTAAAGGACATCAAGACAGGATGGATGACGAAACCGCTTTCGGTAACTCTGTCGCCGATTACCTCGCTAACTACAAAACCCAGGAAAAATGGGAAGATGACGTACCTATCGGGGAAGGAAGGCGGTTGAGGGATTACTACATCTACTCACCCTCGCAAAGGGAGATCTATATAGGGAAGGTAAGGCAGGGAGAGAACGATATAATAGTCGGGGTTGTCGTCAATGAAGGTATGGAAGAACTTGACATGTTGGTGAACACAACCTCGATGAGCGAGGTTATCGATCCCTTCTACACTTATCGCGGGAGGAAAGGTCCGTCGAAGGAGATGTCGTATTACCTTCATTACCCGTCTCGTACCTATTTCGTGGATGAGAAGTACGTTGATTTTAAATCCGATAGCGAGGACGTGGTGGTGGTCGGGCCCTGTTACGAAGGAACGGAGAAGGAATTGGAAGAGCTTCTATTGAAGGATCACCCGCCCTTTCACCGAACTTTCAAGAGCTATAAGTTGAGGGGAATCCAAGTATCTTAAAAAGAATTAATTTTAGAGATGAAACCGCTATTTTCACGGAAAATGACCGAAAATGTAACTCGTTGATAATGAAGATCAGAGTGTCGAAATTCCACCAAGGTTTTATCCTCGAAAATGGAGCGGGTACGAAATGATTTTATATTTACCATAATAATTGAATGATATGGATAGAATGCTTAGATTTTTCTTCATGATTCTTCTCTTACCGATGGTTGGATTCAGTATTTTGATATGGGCGGTGGATTACATCTGGAACGGTAAGGAGTCGTGCCTAGAGCCGTTCGATGTGGCTGATACGATATTCGATCATCTTGGGAAGAAATGGTTTTAAGATTTTTTACCCAAACTTTTCCGGTTTTCTGTTGTACATTGATAAACTTTGTGTATCTTTACAGTGTTGAAAATGATGTATAACTAAAAACAATAAGAGATATGAAAGCACAAAT